TGGGATCGAAGATGAGGTGAGTCATGAGGTGGATCACCTCACGCGGGGTGAAGTGCTCCCCTGCCTCCTCGTTATTCTCCTCGTTGAACTTCCGGATCAGCTCTTCGAAGACGTAGCCCATGCCGAGATTCGACAGCCCGGGGATCACGTTCCCTTCCGGGTCCTCGGCGTCCTCGGGTGTCAGATTGATGTAGGGCGAGATGAATTTTTCCAGCACATCAAGCAGTACCTGCTTGTTCGCCATGTGCCGCATCTGCTCCGCTAGCTTGAAGCGGGCAATGATCTCTTTGACGTTGTCGCTGAAGCCATCGAGGTATTCCTCGACATTGGCGAGAAGGATCTGCTGGTTGTTCGTGGCGGTGGCGTAGAGCTGCTTCAGCGTCCATTTGCTGGTGTTGTAAAATACGTAGCCGGACGCAGCCACGAGAGGGGCGTCGTCGAGCTCGGTGGCGTGCATCTCCGCCTGCTGGAAGCGAACCTCCTCCAGCACGGCCTCCTTTGTCGGTTCAAGGAGGGTGTCGAGCCGACGGAGGACGACCATCGGCAGGATGACGTCTCGATACTTCCCGCGGACGTAAACATCCCGCAGGCAGTCATCGGCGATCGACCAGATGAACGAAACGAGCTTGTTGTGAGCAGCGTGATTCATCGATGAGTTTTCCCGGCAGCCATTGATAGGCCCAAGATGATATTGGAGCGGATAATGTCGTCAGGGCAACGGGCGAGATTCAGCGGAAGGAGCGCGACCCTTATCGGGCCAACCGGCAAGTCCACCCTGAGTTATCAATCAGTCGTCCCTATCCAGGACTTGGAGAAGCATGCCTCGGGCCGGCTCTGCTACGCGGTCCAGCTGCACGTGCCGCAGCAGCGCGTCCCGGGCGATATCGAACGGCGCCTCAGCGGCGGCTTCAAGGTTCCGGGCCGCCCCCCACCAGTTCTCGCCGTGGTCCCGTAGCACGCGGAAGGCGATATGCTGCGCCACCAAACCGACCTCGAGTTTCAACTCGTCGGCCAGAGTGGCGGTGACACGCTTCAGTCGCGCAGGCTGCCCCCTCGCGCGCTTCCATACCTCCGGGAAGATGTGGTCCACCTCACTTCCGAGCAGAACCTTCGCTGCGAAGGCGTGCGCACGCGCCTCGGCCTCAGCGTTCTGCTCGTCGGACGGCTCCTCCGGCTCGATGACCCTGAGCGTGGGGTCGTCGTCCTCGACCAAGTGGCCGAGCTCGTGTGTGAGATCGAAGAGCCACCGGGCCGGGGACTGCAGGGACTGCTTTAGCGCGATCGCCGGACGCCCCGAGAAACGATAGCACGCCCCGTGGAACCCACCCTTATTTGAGAGAGGAAGAACCGGGATACCCAGCTTCCACACGCTGTCGAGGGCCCTGCGGAAGGATGGCGGCTGGTTGCCGAACAATAAGCGCCGCATCCCGGCAGGGTCGGTCGGAAGTACGGGTTGTTTGGCTTTCGCGGTCACGTCGCAGAGCGCTGTCAGCAGGCAAGCCGAGAACCCCTCCTGCGCCGTGACTGCCTTCGGGTCGGCATTGGCGGGACGCTTGAAGCGACCGTTAGCCACGGCCTTCCACTGCAGTGTCTCGTTCGAGTTCGCTGCCAGCATGTCCTCGATGCCGAAGCCCCAGATTGCCTTCAGGCGCACGCCGACCGTTTCTGCTGCGGAGGCCGAATCGTCCGCAGCGTTTCGGGGCACGAGACACCTGTCCACGAAGTCGGCATCCATGCCAACGCGCTTGACGCACCCTTTGATGGCCTCAAGGTTCGGCCGCGTTGCCTGAGCGAGCTTCGCCTTGCCGGTCAACGAGAGGCCCAGCGCGTCCGCGACCTCGAGAACCCGCCAGAACTCGGCGTGCTCGTAGTCCTCGTCCTCCCACCGCTGAATCTGCTGCTTCTTGAGCCCGAGCCGCTCCGCCAGTTCCTGCTGTGTCAGTCCCTGTGCGATGCGAGCGCGCATGAGCGCCTTGGGGAGGTCGTCCCAGTTGGCGATGTCGATTTCTTGGACACCGCCCGCTCGCAGGCGTTCCCACTCAGCGATCTCCGCCCGGAGGTCTCCCAACTGCGCGTCGACGGAGGACAGCGCCGCTCGGCGGCCCACGTCCTTGCCTGCGGTGGCGGCCAGCGCCTCCCTGCTTGAGGCGAACTCCGCAACCGCCTTCTTCGTTATGGCGTACTCGCGTTCGCTCTTGATCATTTTACGGTCTCCAGGTCGAGGACGAGGATGCCCTTCGGCTTTCCCGACTTTTCCTGCTGGAAGAAGTCGCGGAATGGCTTTCCGGTCTCGAAGTTGATGGTCTCCGCCGCGAAGACGTCACACTTAAAGTCCGCCTTCAGCGATTCGCGGTTCGCCTGAATGTCCTTGACGCGCGGATCGACGGCCTGCCAGTCGATCTCGGCGCTTAGGAAGCACCCATCCCAATCGCTGGGCCGTTCACGCGCTGAAGCGAAGCTCCCATCGACGAACAACCACTTTCCTCCCGCCGCCCGGAGCATCAGCGCGAACTCACGCAGACCGTCCGTGGCCAGCTCTCTCTTTCGGGATCCCTGCCCGAAGGCTGCGATCAGGTCCGGCCATGACACCGGATGCTCCCCGGGTGGGAGCTTGCCACCTGCCAATGGAGGGATCGGAAGACAACATATACGTTGTCCCGAAAAATTCAAGCGCGCAGTCGAGCGCGCGGCCGAAGGGGGCGAACCGGCCGAGCCAACGGCGCAGCTACTACGCGGGTTTCGTGCCATTCGCGACGGGATCCTGAGTTCAGAATCGAACAGAGCATTTTGCTGCGCCATCAATACGTGCGAGCCAATGATTTGTCACTTCGCCTCAAGGCGCCGAAGAGATCTGACTTCTGTCCAGCTACAGCGTAGATCGCATAAGCCGTGACCGACCTAAACACACTCCAGAATTCGCCTCAGTTCACGGACGAGGCCATGAAATATGGCGGCTGGCCGACCTTGATCGATAAATTGTACGAAATTTCGCGCTCGCATCTTCCGCCGCTGCTTTTCGCCCCCTCCGGAAAGCTATAGCGAAGACGCCGCACGGTTCAGGTGTATGCTACTTCTGCGCCCTGCCGGTCCCACCCCACCGGCACCCCTTCCAACAGCGTCGGCAGCGTCACCCCCTCCGGCTGCCGCCCGTCCAGGAACGCCTCAACCATCGCCGGCGGAAGCAACGTCAGCCGCAGCAGCGAGCCGACATACCCGCGCTCGACGCCTTCGGCCTTGGCCATCTCACTGATCGAGGCATACCGCCCTTCTTCAAGCATCCGCCGCCAGCGAAAGCCCCTGGCCAGCGCTTTTATCAGTGCTGGGTCGCCATTCACCGGAACAACCCCGGCCCCGCCGTCGCCCTGACGGGCCACCGCCCCATCCGGCCCGATGATCTGCTTCCGCCCGCCGCGCCGGCGGATCGTCAGCGGCACTGAAACCGTAACGCTGGTCACACCCTTCATGCGGCAATCCTCTTCGGTTGCGAAAGGTCCCGCGCGAGGCTCGCCAGCCCTTCCAGGTTCAGGCTGATTTGCGCCCCTGCCTCCCCCACCACCACGCGCTGGACCAGCAGCCGGATGAGGCGCTCCTGCTCGGCTGGGAATAGCTCGGACCAGACGGGGTCAAACCGCGCCAGGGCATCGCGCACTTCTTCCTCGGCAAGGTCTGACGCTTCTGCCTGCGCCGCGCGCCAGGTGCCCACCACCACCTCTGGCTGGCGCAGCAAAGCGCGAAGCTGGTCCAGCACTAGCGCCTCAATCTCGCCCGCGGGCAACCGGCGATAGGGCGCATCATCCGCGCCGCCTTTCAGCACGGATTGGCTGACGTAGTAGCGATAGAGGCGCCCCTGCTTGCGCGTATGCGTGGGCGACAGCGCGCGCCCATCGGCGCCAAAGATCAACCCGCGCAGCAGCGCCGGGGACCGATTGCGCGCCAGCCCCGCCCGCATATGCGGGTTGCCGGCCATGATCTCATGCACCTGGCTCCAAAGCGCCAGGGGAATGATGGCGGCGTGCTCGCCTGGATAGGATTTGCCCTTATGTACCGCCTCGCCAAGATAGACGCGGTTGACGAGCAACTTGTACACCGCGCCCTTGTCGAAGGGGCGGCCGTGTTTGGTAAGCAGCCCCTCGGCGCGCAGGATCGGCAGCAGACGCGTGGCGGAGCCGATGTCGGCAAAGCCCTCGAACACACGACGCACGGTGGCGGCGGCGGCTTCGTCCACCAGCAGCTTGCGATTTTCCACGCGGTAGCCAAGCGGCACCGGCCCACCCATCCACATACCCCGCGCGCGGGAGGCAGCGATCTTGTCGCGCACACGTTCGCCGATCACCTCACGTTCGAATTGTGCGAATGAAAGCAGGATATTGAGCGTAAGCCGGCCCATCGACGTGGTGGTATTGAAGGACTGCGTGACGGAGACGAAGGTCACCTCATTCTGATCAAAAATCTGCACTAGCTTTGCGAAATCCATCAGCGAGCGTGACAGGCGATCAATCTTATAGACCACCACCACATCCACGAGCCCGGCTTCGATATCGGCCAACAGGCGTTTCAGCGCCGGGCGTTCCAGGGTACCGCCGGAAACGCCGCCATCATCATAGCGGTCATGCACCAGCACCCAGCCTTCGGAACGCTGGCTGGCGATATAGGCCTCGCAGGATTCTCGCTGCGCGTCGAGGGAATTGAATTCCTTCTCCAAGCCTTCATCGGTAGATTTGCGGGTATAGACCGCGCAGCGGCGCTTGCGCGTGAGCGTCGGTGATGCAGGGTCGCGGCGGGTCATGCGCCGGCCTTTCGCAAGCCAAAGAACACCCAGCCATTCCAGCGCGTGCCGGTGATGGCGCGCGCGATGGCCGAGAGCGATTGATAGGGGCGGCCCTGATATTCAAAGCCATCGCGCGTGACGGTCACGACATGCTCGGTGCCCTGATATTCACGGATTAGCCGCGTGCCGACGATTGGGCGTTGATCCTGGCGAATGCGACGCAGGGTGATGTTGCCGCCATCAATCTGCTCGCCCAGCGCTTCGAGCCGGGCGATCGTTTCTGGCTTCAACCCGCCATAGGCCAGTTCCTGAATGCGGTAAGCTAGACGTCTTTCCAGAAAGCGCCGGTTATAGGGCGGTGGCTCGGTGCCAAAGAGGCTGCGCCATTGCTGCTTCAGATCGCGGATATCGGCGCCGGGCAGCGCGGCAAGCCGGGCTGGCACGTCCTGCTTTGGGATGGCGGGAATGATCAGCGGCGTTGGGCTTGGCTCGGCTGGTGCGGTTCGTTTCATGCGGTTCCCTTTCTCTTGGGGTTCGCATAACGGCGCTGGGGGGCCTGGAAGTGTAGGCGAATTTCTCCGCTACCGACCGGGGCCGGCGCTACTGGCGCGGCAGCGCGGCTGCGCAGCCGCAGCAGGCCGCGGGCGAGGATGTCGCAGACCTCGCGAAGGTGCGGCGGGAGGTGGGGATTCGCATGTGGCAGGGGCATCGCGGCTCCGCGTAGATTTCCTGCCATGTAATTACGTAAATCGAGGCGTGTTTTTCTCACGCGCTCGCGCGGCTGCCTCAGGCGGCCTTATCCTGCGCCTCCGGCCCAAAGACGGTCCAGAATTTCTTGAGGCGCCGCTTGAGGGTGCTTTCATCCGGCACACGGCCGCCCTTGGCGATGTACCATGCCTGAATATGGCGAATGAGCGCCCCGAAAGATGGCGGCACGCCGTCGAAATAGACCAGCCGAAACGCCTCAAGCTGCGCTTCTTCCCAATCATAGGCCGTGGGCGCGCGCCGCTTTTCCTGTCGCACGGTAGGCGCGGCATCTTCAAGCGATTGTTCAAAGGCGAGGTAGCGCGTCAGTTCTTCGTGCCGCAGCCCGACATCCTCGCGCGTGACCAGCCGGCCAGAGGCATTTGATTTGCTGTCGATGAGCCGTCGATAATGGTCTTTCTCTGCCGCAAGCAAGTTGATTGTGTGCGAACCAGCGCGCAGGACTTCCCAACCATCCTCAGGGCGCAGGTCCACAAGGCCATGGACGAAATTTTGGCATAACGGCACGTGCGTGCAGCCAAAATCGAGCCCTTCCTCAAGAATCCCATCTTCCACCAAAATCCCACCAAGGGCCGCGGAAAGCTGCAGCTTTCTCTCAGCAACCAGGACAGCCATGTCCAACATGGAAAGCCCCAGCCGCTCCTTCGCCTCGTGGATTTGGTAGAAAACCTTGTTTTTCGGCGTGGCAGGCATGCCGCCCTCCCTTCACCTCAAGCGCCTTGCCCGCAAACGCCGATAGGCCAGCACCACGCGCCCAATATCCTGGCGCATGTCCGGCGGCAGGCGCTTGGCTTCGATGAACAGCTCATCCATGGGAATGCCAAGAATGGCAGCAACACGCTCGACCAACTCGTCACTCGGTGGTCCTTCAATGCTGCGCTCAACCCGCGACCAATAGCCGGGCGAAATGCCAAGCCTTTCGGCCATATCATTCAAACTGATCATCAGCGCCGTTCGGCGCGCGCGCACAACATCCCCAAAAGGCATCACATTCCCCCTTCCACCAGGCCGTAACGCGAAAGCCGCACGGCAATGAATTTCTCCGAAACACCGAAATCACCGGCGAGCGCCGCGAGCACGCCCGCCAAAGCCTCGGCACCATTTGAAGCTGCTACGATCGGGCTTGCAGGCCGCCCGAGATGCGGGCCACGACAAAGGCGCAGCCCCTCGCTGCGCGCATGTGCCAGCAGGCGCGTGTGCAAAGGCACAGGCGGCACCAGCAATGCCCCCATGAATTCATTCGCGCGCGCCTCAGCCCCGCGCCCCGCACGATCAAGCGCACGCGCCGATTGCGCTACGGCGCGATAGCCATGTTCACCACGCTCCAGCGCCGCCGGCACATCGAACAGCAAATGGCCCAATTCATGCGCTGCCGTGCTCAGCGCCAAATCAGGCCGATGCGCAGTCATCACCGCATTGATCGCGAGATACGCCCAGCCAGGTTCATCGGCGTCGATGTCGCATAGGCCAAGAACATCCTGGCCAGCCTCGTCCCGAAGCGCGCGATCCAATTCCCAGGACACCGCGAGGCAACGCCCATTCACCTCGATGCTGCGGCAGGCTTCGACCAACGCCGGCAGGGAAAGGGCGATCTCCCCTGAGGCGAGCGGGACTTGCCGGCGTACCTGGGCGGCCACGGTGCGGATTGCGGGCGCAGCCCGGTCCAGCCTGGGGTTCAGGGCTGCTTCTGAAGCGTAGGCAATGACGATCGGCATAGGAACAAGGTCCCTGGCTTATTCGGGGATAGGAAATCGTATGTTCACTTTATGTTCTCTCCCACCCAAGAGTCCAGCCCCAATCTGACCGGCGCTGGGGGTGCAGTGGGGGGTGCAAGAGGGGGTGCAAGGCGCGCGCGGGTCTGACCCCCTGCACCCCCTGTTTTTCCTATCTAAGCCATTGATCCATATGGGGGTGCATCGCTCAAAATCGCGCTTCGACGCACCCCTTTTGCACCCCCTTGCACCCCTTTGCACTAGGCGCACCCCCGACCGCTCGGCTCGCCTTGGCCCATCGAAATCAGCCAAGCGCGAGAGGTCGCAACATGAACAGACAACAGAACAACGGGTCAGAACTGCCTCAGAAATGGGAGAAAAGTCAGCTTCAAGACGCCCTGAAACTGGCCCGCATTCTGGCCGCCAAGGCCGCCCGCAAGCGCCGAATCGCCGCCGCAGACCGCGATGACCTGATCCAGGACATCCTGCTCGCCCTGCTTCAGGCCAGCGCCCATTTCGACCCGGCGCGGGGTTCCTGGGGCGGCTTTGTCACCATCGTTGCACGGCGAGCCATCGCCGATCAGGCACGCCGGCCAAGCGCACCGCCTTCCATTTCGCTGGACAGCAAGGAGGCCGCCGGGATCCTGCGCAGCCTTGCCGCACCTGCGCATGATCTGGATGCCCATCTCGCCATGACACATGCGGCGGATGAGATGCCCGAAGCGCAGCGCGCATTACTGCGCAGCATCTTTACGCATCGCGACATCGCGGCAACGCGCGCGGCGAGCAATGTCTCCACTGCCACCTTCTATCGCGACCTGCATGAGCTGCGCTGCTGGCTGCGCATCATGGGTGCATCGCCATGCGCAACGCGCACCACACACCGCGCCGCGAATGTGTCTTTGAGGTCGTGAGAATTTTTGGCGCGCAAATACGTAATTACTCAGTGAGACCCACATCATCACGGAGGACCACATGATGCTCCCGCAAAATCCAGATCAAGCGTCGCTCGCTGACGCGGCTGATCTGGCAGCGCTGCTTGATCTTGTCTTGAACGAAAACACTCTCTGCGATCGCTTTGCCGATGCGTCAGCGGGCGATGCCATCACGTATCATATCGGCCTGCTGGCGCGTGATCGGGACAAGGTTGCTACAGAACTACCGCCTGAGCGGCGCGATGAGTTGGAACTGGTCGCGCGTCGCGCCCTTGCCATGGCCGAGGCAGGGCTCTGCCACCTGCTGCAACGGCGCATGGGTACGGAATGCTTCGCCTATATTCTGGTGGTGCGGCCCCGTAGTGCGAATAGCCGCGGCATGGCCTCGGCGGCGCTGCTGCAAAAGCTGCAGCGGGGGATCGCCTGATGCACGCGCTCTCCAACCGCCCCACACTCGAAGCCCTGCGCCACATGCCAATGGGCGACGTCGTCGCGCTGCCTGCCGAGCATCTCGCACTGCTGCAATCCGATGCGCGCGAGGCGGCTGATGCTGCGAAACGCATGCAAGCCTGGATCGAAAGCGCGATTGCCCTTCGCTACCAGCAGCGCGCCATCGCAGCGCGCGGCATGGCCGGCAAGGATACCGGCACGGTGCGCTTTCAAGATGGCTCGGTGGAAATCACCGCCGAATTGTCGAAAAAGGTCGAATGGGACCAGGCCCGTCTTGCGCGGCTTGCCGAGGAAATCCGCGCCGGTGGTGAGAACCCGCTCGACTATCTCGAGATCGCCTTCAAGGTTCCCGAGCGCGCCTATACCGCCTGGCCCGAGCGCATTCGCAAAGCCTTCGAACCGGCACGCACCGTCCACACCAGCCGCCCGACCTATCGCCTGACCCTGCTCAGCGAAACCGCGCAGCGCGATGGCAATGCCATGGCCGGCCCCCACCCCAACAGCGGAGGGTCAAACTGATGGCATTGCGCATTGTCACGGCCGATGAACGCCTCTCACGCGCGGCCAATAAAACCACGCTGGCGCTGTTTGGCCCAAGCGGTGTCGGCAAAACCTCTCAACTCAAAACACTGCCTGCCGCCGAGACGATCTGCATCGACCTCGAAGCCGGTCTGAAATCTGTCCAGGATTGGCGGGGCGACAGCATCCCCATCCGTCGCTTTGACGATGCGATTGCCATCGCCTGCCTGATTGGCGGCGTGAACCCGGCTGCCGATCCGAATGGGTTTTTCTCTGAGGCGCATTACCAGCACCTCGCCACCGCGCATCCCGATCTGGTGCGGCTGATCGCCGGCAAGTCCATCGTCTTTCTGGACAGCATCACCGATCTGACGCGCCAAGCCATGGCCTGGGCCAAGACGCGGCCCGAGGCGTTTTCTGACAAGACCGGTAAGCCCGATACGCGCGGTGCCTATGGCTTGCTGGCGCGCGAAGTGATTGGGCTGCTGAAGCATCTGCAACATGCCCCCGGCAAGACCACCATCATGGTCGGCATTCTGGAACGCGTTACCGATGAATTCGGCCGCGTCACCTGGCAGCCGCAAATGGAAGGCGGCAAGGCCGCACGCGAATTGCCGGGCATTGTCGATCAGGTCGTGTCCATGGGCCTGTTTCAGCGCGAGGGCGATGCCTGGCGCCACGACCCCGAACGCGGCAGCGAGCGCCGATTGGTCTGCCGTGCCGGCAATAGCTTCGGCCTGCCCGCGAAGGATCGCTCCGGACGCCTCGATGAAACCGAGCCCGCCGATCTCGCCGCCTTGCTTCGCAAGATCAACGCCAACCCCACAGCCACCCCCACCGCCTGAGCCGAAAGGAAGCACCCATGCTTGACATGAATGATGCGGAATTGCCGCGCAATACGGACATCTTGCCGGATGGCAGCTTTGTCAAAATCAGCATGCAGATCCGCCGTGGCGGCCTGGATGGTGATGGCGAAGCCGATCGCGGCGTGCTCAAGGGCGCGAAATCACCCGGCAGCGATGTGCGCATGCTGGATTGCGAATTCACCATCACGGATGGCCCGCTGGCGCGGCGCAAGTTCTGGCAGACCTTCACCGTGATGGGCGGCAAGCTGGACGAGCATGGCGTCTCGATCGGCTGGAAGATCTCCAAGGGCCTATTCCGTGCCATGATCGACAGCGCCTTGGGCCTCGATCCGCAGGATATGAGTGACGCAGCACGCGGCAAGCGGGTACTGCGCGGGCTTTCCGACCTGCATGGCATTACCTTTGCCGCCAAGCTGCGCGTCGAACCCGCGAGCGACGCCCGCTATTCCGAGACCAACAAGATCGACCGCGTGCTGCTGGTGAGCGATCCGGAATACGCCAAGGTGATGGCCGGTGAGAGCGTGCCAGCCGCACCAACGCCGCGCCCACCGCGTGCAACAGCCAGCGCACCAGCCGCTGCCGCACCGGCATGGGGCACACAACCCGCGCCCATTCCCGCAGCCGCGCCCGAACAGGCGCCAGCCTGGGCTGCGCCCGCACAACCCGCGCCCGCTGCGCAACCGGCGCCACCGCCCGCCGCAAGCCCGGCCTTTGCCAATGGCGGCCCTGCCTGGCTGAACGGGTAATGCGCCCATGCCGCCCCGCCGCTGGTCGCGCCGCGCAGCCCCGCGCGTCGCGGCCAAGCCCCCAACAGCACTGCCGGGCTGCACGCCCGAGGATCAGGTGCTGCGCCTTACCTGCGCGCTCTGCGCACGTGAGGCACGGGGCTTTGGCTATATCCACCAACTGCGCATTGGCGAATTTCCGCATTACCGCTTTTGCAGCATGGCCTGTTCAAAAGCGGGCAGCGCGCTCGCGCGGCGGATGGGCGGCATGATCGATAAGACCCCCTTGGAGGAAGCCGCCATCAAGGCCGCGCGCCGACCGCTGGCAGAGGTGCTGCAGGAACTTGGCCTGCTTGCCGCCTTTCACGACCGCAGCGCGGCCGAGATCGATCGCATCATCGAAGCCTGCGTGGATGGCTTTCAAGCCGCCATGCAGCGCCAAGTCGCTGAGCGCGATCCATTCGACGATCCTATTCCTTTTGGAGGAACGCATGCTGCTTGATCTGAACCATCAATCCGGCCTGATCTATGGCATTGCCGCCGACGGCCGCGCCGATACCACCGCGCGCGTCAATGCCCATATCGATGCTGCCATCACCGCGCGCAACCAGCGTCAGGCACCACGCGATTATCTGGGCGGCAGCCGCATTGGCGAGGAATGTGCGCGCAAGCTGGTCTATGAGGTGACGCATACACCCAAGGACACCGGGCGCGACTTTCCCGCCGGCATTCTCCGCATCTTTGATGCCGGGCATCAGATAGAAGCGCTCGCCATTCGCTGGTTGCGTCAGGCGGGCTTTGACCTTCGTGATTGCAATGCCGAGGGCACGCAATTTGGCTTTACGGCCGCCGGCGGCAAGCTGCGTGGCCATGCCGATGGTGTGATCGTCGCCGGGCCCGATATCGGCATTCGCTGGCCGGCACTCTGGGAATCAAAAGCGCTTGGCCAGAAATCCTGGACCGATCTGGTCAAGCACGGGCTGCGCCAATCAAAGCCGATCTATTTCGCGCAGGTACAACTTTACATGGCCTATTTCGAATTGGAGGTCGCGCTACTCACGGCCGTGAACCGCGACAGCTTGGCACTGCATCATGAGGCAGTGCCCTTTGACGCTGCCGAGGCACAGCGCCTGTCCGATCGCGCGGTTGATGTGCTGCGCGCCGCCGAGGCCCGCGAATTGCCGCCCCGCATCGCCGCACAAGCCGATTTCTACCTCTGCCGCGCCTGCCCCTACGCGGCCCGCTGTTGGGAGAGACACGCATGAGCTTTACACCCTCACCGCAACAAGAAGCGGATCGCCTGTCGCGCACCGAGGAGGACCGCAAGCGCTGGCTCTACACCGCGATCACACGCGCTGAGCGTGGGCTGGTGATCGTAGAATGAAACCGCGTTCCTCCAATCAAACAATTCTGCAGACCGGTGATCGCATTGGTCGTTGGACCATAATTGCGGCAGCCCCATCGACAGAAAGTAGGCAAGGACGCCTACGCCCGCGCTGGTTGTGTCGCTGCGATTGCGGCTCTCAAAAGACCGTTCTGAACCAGAGTCTCGTCTTGGCACTTCGGTCACCGCACGGCGGAAGTCGCAGTTGCGGTTGCTATGCAGTTATGGTCGCAACCCGTCACTCCAATGCCTCTGGGGGCCGCCCAACCGCAGAGTACACCGCTTGGCTTGCTGCAAAAAAGCGCTGCGAAAATCCCAAGAATGCCTCGTATCCTAATTACGGAGGGCGCGGAGTCTCTATGTGTCCCAGTTGGGCAAATGATTTCGGGGAGTTTTTGCGTGATATGGGGCCGCGTCCAAGCCCTTCGCACAGCTTGGATCGTATCGATCCAGAAGGAGACTACACGCCAGGAAATTGCAGGTGGGCGCTACCCGAAGTTCAGGCGCGCAACAAACGAATAACGCGATGGTACCTATTCCAAGGCGAACCCATGGTGCTTGCACAAGTAGCAGCACATCTTGGGGTGCCGCGGCATCGCGCGCGTACGTTGGAGCGCAAGGGTCAGCTACCCGCGTGGCCAATACCAGGTATTGGGGCAAACAGAATTGATGCTGATTGTAATAGCTTCATCAATCTGAATGACGCGCTGACCGTTTGGGAGGACGCATCTTTATGATTGACCTCAACCAAACCGACGCGGCGCCGATCCGCTACGATCTCGATGAGATCGTGCGCCGCTTGCGCGGCAGCGCTGAGCGCTGGGTGCCGGCGCTGTTTCCGAAAGGCCGCCGCCAGGGTGATGAATGGCGGCTGGCCAATATCCAAGGTGCGCCGCCGCGCAAATCAGGCTCCTGCACCATCATGCTGCGCGGTGATCATGCCGGCGATTGGCATGATTTCGACGGTGGCCAGGGCGGCGGGCCGCTTGCCACCTTGGCGCAAGGCACGGGCCTAGCTGATCGCGCGCTATTCGCCCATGCGGCGGGGATCACAGGCTGGCAGGGCGAAGGCCCCAAGCGGCAGGAACCACCAGCAGCGCCAAAGCCGGAACGCGATGCATCGCTGGACATCGCCTTTATTCGCGACAACGCCGCACCCATCCAGGGCACGGCAGCGCAACGCTACCTTGAAGGTCGCGGCCTGATCATCCCGCCCGATGCGGATCTGCTGTTTCACCCTGACCTGACGCATTACGAAACCCGCACCGGCTATCCCGCGATGGTCGGGCTCATTCGCAACATGGCCGGTGAAGTGGTGGCATTGCACCGGACCTATCTTGAGGAGGCTCAGGACAAGGTCAGCAAGGCGGCCATCGCAAAGCCGCGCATGATGATCGGCAAAACTGCCGGCGGCACAGTGCGGCTTGGCGCGATTACCGCACAAGGTCTGCTTGGCCTTTGCGAAGGTATCGAAACCGGCCTTGCCGTGATGCGCGCCTGTCCAACCCTGCCAGTCTGGGCTGCGCTTTCCACCAGCGGCATGGAACAGGCGCAGCTGCCGCCCGAGGCAAGGCGCATTGTCATCCTCGCCGATCACGACCCCTCCGGCGCTGGGCTGCGTGCCGCGGAAGCCACCGCAGCCAAGCTACAGCTTGAAGGGCGCGAGGTGCGCATTGCCATGCCGACAACGCCCGGCACGGATTTCAACGACATACTGCTGCGTGAAGGTGGCCCCGCCATCCTCAAGCTGATCGAGGATGCAATCAGCGGTCAGGACAACGCCAACGCACAAGCCACGCCCCAAGCACTCGAGACAGGTCGGCATTTGCCGATCGGCTTTGTCGAACCCTCACACCCTCTGCCGAGCTTGAGTTCCATTGAAGGCAATCTGCGCCATTCAACGCGTCGCGCCTGGTCGCTGCTTATTGCCTCCAACCGGTCACCTTGGATTTTCCGCCTTGGCGGTCAACCGACTTGGGTTGTGCCCGATGATGAAGGACGCCCTGCTGCCGCGACAATCGACATCGAACGCATGCGCCACATGCTGGCCAATCTTGCTGACTGGCGGAGACCTACTGGCAAGGAACAAACAACCGCGACACCGCCGCCGTCCAACGTGATCAAATCGCTGCTGGCAACGCCCGATCCCGCCTTGCCCATTCTTGCTGGTATCGTCACCGCACCGGTATTCGGCCGCAACGGCTCCTTGCTGACCGAGCCCGGCTATCATCCGGATGCGCGGCTGCTCTACCACCCACCGCAAGGGTTTTCGCTGCCACCCATCCCGGCCAAACCATCCGCCGAGGAAATCGCCGCAGCGCGCAGCCTATTGCTGGATGAACTGCTCGGCGATTTTCCCTTCACCGGAGAGGCGGAACGCGCCCATGCGCTCTGCCTGCTGCTGCTCGGCTTTGTGCGCCCCATGATCGAAGGGCCAACGCCGCTGCATATGATCGAAAAGCCGACGCCCGGCACCGGTGCCACGCTGATGGTGGATGCCATTGCAACGATCCTGACGGGCTCCAGCGCCGCTGTTACCACGGAAGGGCGGGACGATGAGGAGTGGCGCAAGCGCATCACTGCAAAGCTTCGCCAAATTCCCGCGCTCATTCTCATCGACAATTTGCGGGAGAAGCTTGATAGCGCAGCCCTCGCCGCTGCTCTCACAGCACCCTACTGGGAAGACCGGGTTCTTGGGCAATCCGAGATGGTCAGGCTGCCAATCCGCTGCACTTGGATCGCCACCGGCAATAATCCGAGCTTCTCGAATGAAATGGCGCGCAGGATCGTGCGCATTCGACTGGATGCACGCACAGACCAACCCTGG